TGGAGGAAGCCATCCTACTACAGCAGTTTAAGAGGTAATAATTATGTGGGCATTAGTAGAATCAGGAAATATAAGTAAGATTTATAACTTTCCTAAACAATTAACAATAGGTGATATAAATTATCCTAGTAATATATTTACTATGTGGACTAGCTCTGAGCTAGAAGCTATAGGAATTTATGAGGTTGTAATAGATAACAGCAACCTTAAAGACCCAATATATTACGACAACACCAATATATCTTATGCTTTTGCAAGTGGCACAGTAACAGGCAGTTATGGTACAGCCACAGCAAAACCTTTGGATAGTGTTCTTTATACAGCAGATGATGAAACAGCAAATGCTAATCATGTAGAAGGAACTGTAAAACAATATGGAGTTAGACCAACAAAAATAGATGAAGTTAATGGTGAAGCCTATAACTTATTACAACCTAATGACTGGATGGTAGTTAAAGCAAAAGAAACAGGTGGTTCAGTTGCTAGTGATTGGTCTACTTACAGAACAGGAGTTAGAACAGCAGCCGATAGCATGAAAACAAAAATTAATGCAGTATCAGATGTAGATGCTCTTGCAGCACTATATGTTTATAACGATGCTACACCACCAGTTCGACCATTAGGAGAGTTTCCTGATGCACCTACATCATGATTTATACAATCTTACATTTAAGTGTTGCAATTTTTTGTGTTGCAGGAACAGCTGTTTTATTAATGGGTGATGATAATCATCCGCTTTAAAGGGAGAAAAATATGTTAGATATGTTATTAAAAATAATTCAGTTAGCACCTTGGGTTATTTCGGGAGCGTCTTTAGTTTGTGCTTTAACACCAACACCAAAAGACGATCAAATGTTGGGTAAAATATACAAATTGATTGATTGGTGTGCAATCAACGTTGGTAAAGCAAAAGACAAATAACTCATGACCACTACAAAAGAAGCATTAATTAAATTAGAAGCACATGAAAGAGAATGTGCTATTCGTTACGAATACATAGAAAAACGTCTTGACGAAGGTTCTGCTAAGTTTAAAAGACTAGAGCTGATTCTATGGGGTTTGTATGGTTTAATTGCTGCTTCTTTAGGTGTAGATAAACTATTGTAGGAGAGTTAGATGCCTTTACAAAAGTTCCTTTTTAAACCTGGAATCAACAAAGAAGGAACAGCTTATTCAAATGAAGGAGGTTGGTTCGATTCTAATTTAATTCGTTTTAGAAAAGGTCTCCCTGAAAAAATAGGTGGATGGTCTAAATCTAGTTCAGATTCTTTTAAAGGAACGGGTAGGGGTTTACACGCATGGGTTGCTTTAGATGGAACAAAATATTTAGGTTTAGGCACTAGTTGGAAATATTATATTTTAGAAGGTACGTCTTTTTATGATATAACACCTATCCGATCGATAGATGAAAATGTTACAACTTTTTCAGCTAGTGATGGTAGTGCGGTTATAACAGCTACCGATACAGCTCATGGTGCTGCAGTTAATGATTTTGTAACTATAAGTAATGCTGTATCTTTAGGCGGTAATATTTCAGCAGGTGTTTTAAATCAAGAACATCAAATAACTTCTGTTCCATCAGCTAATACTTATACGTTTACCGCTTCTGCAACAGCAAATTCTAGTGATACTGGTAATGGTGGTAGTGCTACTGATGCTTCTTATCAAATAAATACTGGATTAGATGTTTATGTGCCTTCGTCTGGTTGGGGAGCAGGAACTTGGGGTGAAGGAACTTTTGGTTCTACAACTGCTCTTAGTTTTGTCAATCAGTTACGTTTATGGTCACATGATAATTTTGGCGAAGATTTGATTATAAATCCACGTTTTGGTGGTGTTTTTTATTGGGATGAGTCTAACGGTTTGACTACTAGAGCAGTCGCTTTATCTGATTTATCAGGTGCAAATCTTGCTCCTACTTTAGCATTACAAGTTATGGTTTCTGATATTGATAGACACGTTATTTGTTTTGGTGCTGATCCTTTAAATACAGGAGGAACTGCTAGAACAGGGGCTATTGATCCGATGTTTATTGCGTGGAGTGATCAAGAAAACGCTGCTGTATGGCAACCTTTAGCTACAAACACAGCAGGTTCTTTCAGATTATCCGCAGGTTCTTCTATCGTAGGTGCAACAAGAGCTAAACAAGAAATTTTAGTTTGGACAGATACTTCTTTATATTCGATGACTTTTGTAGGTCAACCATTTACTTTTAGTTTAAATTTAGTTAACGAAGGAGTAGGTTTAGTTAGTCCTAATGCTATGATTAATAGTCCTAAAGGTATTTTTTGGATGGATAAAAAAGGTTTTTATGCTTATAATGGAGCTGTTCAAGAAATACCCTGTACTGTACAAGATTATGTTTTTAGTAATATAAACGAAATACAGAGTTATCAAATATTTGGTTTTGTTAATAAAGCGTTTGATGAAGTTGGTTGGTTTTATTGTAGTGCTGGTGCAACAGTTATCGATAAATATGTAGTGTTTAATTATGAAGAAAACGTTTGGACAATAGGAACTTTATCAAGAACAGCATGGATAGACGAAGGTATTTTTGATAATCCTAAAGCAGTATCTTCCTCCTCTGACTTAGGCTACGTTTATAATCACGAACTTGGTAACGATAATGATGGTTCGCCTATGACGAACGTATTTATCGAATCGAGTGATTTTGATATTGATCCAGGAGGAGAGGATTTTCAATTTATTAGCAGAATTATTCCAGATATTAAATTTACAGGTTCTGGTCAAACAGGAACAGGCGGTCAAACTGTTAACATTGTTTTAAAACGTAGAAACTTTCCAGGAGAGGATTTAACAACTGCGGTAACAAGTACTTGTACATCTAACACAACTAAAATAGATACAAGAGTTAGAGGTAGACAAGCGGTTTTACGTATAGAATCAGACGATGATGGAATTCCTGCAACCACCGAAGGTGTGGGTTTTAGAGTAGGAGCAATGCGATTAAACTTTAGACCTGATGGCAGAAGGTAATGTCTAAACTGTTACAAACTAAATTACCTGTTTCGATTGGTGAAATATCTTCTGAAACATTTAATCGTTTAGTAAGAGTTTTAGAATTAAGTTTAAATAGAGTTGATATAGATGCAACACTTTCAGTAAATGAAGAACAAAGAAATATAAATAAATTTAGTAATGGCGATATTATATGGAATCTTTCTACTAACCAATTACAATTATGGAATGGTCAAGAATGGATAGATTTATATTCGGGCAACGAAAAGGGCGTTCAAGCAGTAACACAAATAGGCAATATAACTGTAGCTACTGGTGGAAATACTTCAATAGAACTGGGGATAAATTAAATATGAATATTAATAAATTAAGAGAAGAGTTGGAGTTTGATGAAGGCTGTATATATGAGATCTATAATGATCATTTGGGTTATCCTACTTTTGGTATTGGTCACCTTGTACTTGAAAGCGATCCCGAACACGGAGAACCAGTTGGAACCCCAGTATCAAAGGAACGAGTTATCGAATGTTTTGAAAAAGATATAGAGTCTGTATTTGCTGATTTAGAAAGAAATATGCCTTGGGCGTCTGATCAACCTGAAGATATAAAACGTGTATTAGCTAATATGTGTTTTAATTTAGGTATTACAAGGTTGTTAAAGTTTCAAAAGTTTTTAACTGCAATAGAAAAACAAGATTGGAATACTGCCGCAGTTGAGATGATGGATAGTCGTTGGGCTACACAAGTAGGACCTCGTGCGACTAGGTTAAGAGATAGAGTGTTAAAAGGAGGATTATAATGCCAAAAGTAGGAAAGAAAAAATTTTCATATACCCCTAAAGGGAAAGCAGCAGCAAAAGCTTATGCTAAGAAAATGAAAAAGAAAAAAGGGAAAAAGTAATGCCAAAAAGTAAAAAGACCCATAAAACCAAAGACGGTCGAACAGCTAAAAAAGGTTTATATTACAATATAAACAAAAAACGTAAAGAAGGCAGAAAAATGCGAAAGAAAGGAGCTAAAGGTGCTCCGACTGCAGCAGCCTTTAAACGTTCCGCTAAGACCGCTAAGAAGCCTAAAAAGAAAAAGTAATGGCTAAGGCTAAGAAACGCAAAGAAAAGTCTATACGACGTACTACGAAGGGTAAGGGAGCTAATTTCCGATCTACTAAGTCTGGTGCGGGTATGACTAAAAAAGGCGTGGCGGCTTACAGACGTAAAAATCCTGGATCAAAACTAAAAACAGCGGTTACAGGTAAAGTTAAACGAGGTAGTAAAGCAGCAAAAAGACGTAAATCATTCTGTGCTAGATCAAAAAGCTGGACAGGTGAACGAGGTAAAGCGGCTAGAAGAAGATGGAAATGTTAAATGTATGAGTATAACTGTACGGTTACTAGGGTGGTTGATGGCGACACTATTGATGTCATCCTTGATCTTGGTTTTTCTATTCTTCACAAGTGTCGTGTACGCCTTTATGGGATTGATACACCTGAATCAAGAACCCGAAATAAAGACGAAAAAGCCAGAGGTAAACTTGCGGCTAAGTTCTTAGAAGATTCTATTAAGAACGGTAAAGTAATTATTTTACAATCTAAACTAAAAGATTCTAAAGGTAAATATGGACGTGTTCTAGGAGCTGTTATCGTAGATGGAGTTGATATCAACGAAAAAATGATATTAAAATCTCTTGCAGTTAGATATCATGGGCAGAGTAAACAAGATGTAGAAGCAGAACATATGGAAAACAGACGTAAGTTAATAGAACTAGGTGAGTTTATTCCAGTGGATGTGGAGAAATAATATGCAAAACGACGGTAGATTTGGCGGGGATATGGATCGTAATGAAGTTGAGATGGATCTCAACAAATTTATGGCGATGATACAAGAAATATCTGATCTTAAAGATAAAATAAGAGATTTAGAAGCTGATGATAAAATAAACCCACATCAAAAATGGATTCATTTAGCTAAAGCAGTAGATTCTTGGCGTATTTTCCCTAGAGCTTTTTTAACTGTTTATATTGTTTTATTATATAAATGTACTATTTGGTTTATGGAACTTCCTGAACCTAGTTTTGAACAATCAGGTCTTATATCGATTGTTGTTGGTGCAGGTGCGGCTTGGTTTGGTTTATATGCAGGTACAACAGGTAGTAGTAAACAATTTAAAGGTGAAGATTCTTGAATAAAAAAGAAGAAAAACAACACGATAAGGTTCTTTCTTGGGCGGCAGTTTTCTTTCTAATAACAATAGTTATTGGTTTATCTGTTAATATAAATGCACAATCTAGTCAACAATCAGGAACAGCTTGTGTAAATGGTTCTCAGTATTGTGAAAATAATAGTTTAGATACCACTAATACAACGACGACGACCAACACTAATACAAACACCAATACAAATACTAACACCAACACCAACACGAACAACAACACCAACGTTAATACTAATACAACGACGAGCACAGCAACGAATACGAATTCAAACACTAATGTCAACACCAACACGAACAATAATATCAACACATCGACAGCAACTTCGACTTCGAACAACACCAATACAAACAATAACGTTAATACTTCGACTTCTAATTCAACAGTAAATTCGACTGTTAATCAAAACGTTAATAACACAAATAATTCGACTTCAACATCGAACAACACTAATACCAACACTAACGTAAATCAATCAACTTCAGATTCAAACGTTACAACAGATAATCGAAACGTAAACGAAAATAATTCAAGATCTGATAACACCAATAGAAACATAAATGAATCAAACAGCACTCAAACGATTAATCAAAACGTAAAAAGTGAAGCACCTCCTGCGTCTGCGATAGCTCCTAGTATCATGTCTTACTCACAAGACCTCTGTACAACAGGTGTCTCAGGAGCTTTTCAAGGACAGGTGTTTGGTTTATCTGGTGGTAAAACTATTGTTGATGAAAACTGTGAAAGGTTAAAACTATCTAAGTATCTATACGATATGGGAATGAAAGTAGCCTCAGTTGCATTGCTTTGTCAAGACAAAAGAGTATTTAAGGCTATGTCAATGGCGGGTACGCCTTGTCCGTATAACGGTAAAATTGGTAAAGAAGCTACTGTGGCTTGGGAAGAAAACCCACAAAAAAGACCTGATAAAGATGACGCTTTAGAAGATTATATTGCTCAATGTACACACGAAGCTAACCCCAACAGAGACAAGATTAATAAAGATGTTGTAGGGTTAGTTAAAAAAACTTATACACGAAAAACTAAAACAGCTAAACAATGCAAAAAAGAGTTTTATTCTACGCATTAGGGTGTTTAGTTAGTTTTAATGTATTAGGACAGTATACATACGAAGCTAATCAAGACCTTTATGATCTTAATGCTAATGCTAATAACTTCAACGGTGAATTAGCATACGAGGTATCTGATGATGGAATTAGTCCTGCGATTGACCTTTCTTTTAATTTTACTTTTTATGGCTCTACGTTTAGCCAAGCGAGAATGGCAACGAATGGATGTCTCCATTTTGGTAATAGTGGGAGCTATTGTAATGACTATACTCCTGACCCTATTAACGGACAGCACACTTATACCATATACCCTTTCTGGACTGATCTTATAAGAGATAACGATTCTCGTATGAAATCTTGGGGAGACTCGAGTAAGATGATTTTTGGTTGGTATAACCTTCGAGAATACAATAGAGCATCTGATAATAGTTTTGAAATTATACTTTGGAATAATAATTCTTTCGATTTACGATACAGAGAACTAGATATTATTAATCATGATGTTTTAATAGGTGAAGTAGGAGCTAATAAAGATAACTCTTATACTTATTACTACCACGATGAATGTAATACAGGATCAACTAACAGTTCTAGTTGTTATAACTACGATTGGAATAGCTCTGATAAAAATAAAAACTTAGAAAATGGCGGTTCTTTGTTTGGTTGGGGAACTGGCAATGGTCCTGACTGTAGTGATCCGTTAAACGATACGAGTTGTTCAGGTTATGCTGATGCTTATCAAACTCAACAATGTAATATAGATCAACTTTATTCTGAATCTTGTCCTTACTATTGGGATGCTTATGACGATCAACAATGTGCAGATGATCCTCAATATGCTCCGTTTTGTCAAGGTTATCAACAAGAAGAATCAGTAGCTTTCTTTGATGATACTAACATAGATTATGGCTATGTGGACGAACAAGAACAATTTGCTACGGGTATATTCGAAGATGATTACCATGATGACTATGGTTTTGAAGAACAGTTTACCGTTGTTGAAGTATATGAGGATGAAATGTTTCCGTCTTATGAAGAATTTGGAGGTGATAACCTTGAAGAATATTTCAATGGTTCTGAACCTGAAGAATTAATAATATTTTTTGAACCCGATTCTTTACCGTTTATAGATGATTTTACTTCACCTTATAATGAACCTTTTCAACAAGAAGAAGTGTTGTTAGATGAGTTTATATTTCAAGAAACTTTTTTAGTAGAAGATTATAGCGAACCTGAAACATTTATTGAATTTAATAGCGTAGAAGAACTGGAGGAGTGGTTTGAAGAAGAAACTAATGAACATTTTGAAGAACGAATTGAAGAAGAACTTGCTAATCTTGATGAACCAGAAGAAGAATTTATTGAAGAGATCTTCGAAGAAGAAGTCGTAGAAGAAGTATTCGAAGCAATCGAAGAACGTATAGCAGAAGCTGAGATAGAAGAAGAAAGAATCGAAAGAGAAGAAGTCATAGAGGAGTTTGAAGAAGTTTTCCAAGAAGAGTTTGAAATAGCTGAACGAGAAAATACTAAAGGTGAAAGTTCTATTAGTAGAGAAATAGCCTTACGAGTTGTTTCTTCTACGATAGCTACAGCCACACAAAGTGTCAGCGGTACAAACGCAGGTAACAGTGTACATTCTACAGGCAATACCGCGGCTTCTGGTAACGCTGTAGGTAACAGTTCTACAGGAGCTTCGTCAGGTAACGCAGGGATAAGTACGAGTAGTTCTCCGAGTATGTCAGACCAGTTTGCTTCAGCTACCGTACAAACAAATCAAGTATTAGATATGAGTTCTATGTCTGTTTCTAGTTCTTCTACTAGTGATTCTATGAATGCAACCGATGTTAATACTTCGGTTGTTGTTGCTAACGTAAATACTAATACAGTTCAAGATCAGATAGATACTTCGATTAGTTCTATGAGTACATCTTCTGACACAGATACTACAGTAGAAGATGTAATAGCACAAAATTTACAAATAGCACAAGAAGAAGTAGAAGCTCAACAAGAAGAAACAGGTGAATATGGTTCAGAAGATACGATTATTGCATATATGGGTTTTGTTCCTGGATTTAATACTTACGAGAAAGTTTTAATGGTAGATCAAGATCAATGGTATACGTCTAGAACCATCTATACTGAGACGATGCCTGATAATATCGATGCATTTTATGGACTAGCGGGTAGTAATATAAGCAAAATGAACGATATAATAAATTCACAACCACCGTTATAGGAGAATTACTATGGATTGGTTTCAAAATAAAACAACACAAATAATAGCTCTTGTAGGTATTGTTTCAACTCTTGCAGGGTTCGGCTACACAGGTGCTACCTACGTTAATAGAGTAGAAAACCTAGAAGCTAAGATAGGCGGTATCGGAGATACTGAAGACGCTCAAAAGATTATTGAAGAACGTTTCGCGGCTATCGAAACATCTGTACAGTTTTTAGAAAAAAGTATTGATGGTATAGCTGTTCCAGATGTTACTGAAATTAAAACGGATATAGCTACGATTAAAGCTGATTTAGAAAGCTTAGATAATAACTTACGTAAAGTAGAAATTAAATTAGATAAAAAAGACGATAATCCATTAAACGGATAATGAAAGTTTTTATTACAGAGTTCTTACACGATGGACTTTTTTACGAAGGTCCTAATATTGTAGCAGAATCATTTGAAGCCGCAGAAGAAACTGCGGAGTTATATTCAGTAAATGTGGTCGGTATGCTTGACGTAATCATCACTGATCACAACGAAGATGAATATAAAAGGGTTTTACATTAACCCTTTCTTTGATATATAATCAAAGTTCAGCCATTGTGCTGCAGTTTACGGGGTGAGCTATAACTCGCAAAACGTTTATACACGCTGAGGAAACAATGGTTGGAGTTGATAAAAAGACATACAAAAAGAATAAAGGTCGTCGTTCTGACTTCGTAATTTATTCGTCTAAAGGCAAGAAAACAAAAGCTAGGAGTAGGTTCTAGTGAATAATTTTTTTGTTGTAGGTCTCCCCCGAAGCAGAACTGCTTGGTTAGCAAATTTTTTAACTTACGATGGACATTTTTGTTATCACGAAGGGGTGGATGGATGTTCTACTATACAAGAATATAAAAATAAACTTGGAAATGATAAAGGAGATAGTTGTACTGCTTTAATGATGTTAAATTTACAAAAAGAATTTCCTGAAGCTCCAGTTCTTATTATTGAATCAGACGTAAAACGAGCGATTAACTTTACTAAAGAAACATACGGTAAAGATTTAAGTAAAGAATTAAAACAATTAAAAGAACAAATGACGTTTATGAAAGGTTTACGTATTCCAGTAGAGTCTATAAACGATTCTCTTGAAGAAATTTGGTCTTATTTAATAGGAACTCCTTACGATAAAGAAAGAGGAGATTTACTAAAACAGTTAAACATACAAACAAACAATTATTTTAACTATGATTTAAAATCTGTGGAGAGATTATTATGGCATTATTAGCAGCCGCTTTAGTTGTTGGAGGCAATCTTCTTGCAGGTAAAATAGCCTCTAACAGACAAAACGATCCTAAAGCCGCTATTGGTAGCGGTACTGCTCCCAGTTTACAACCTGGAGCTGATATTCAAGTTACTCCTGTTGAGGGTAGTGCTGTTCAAGATTTTGGTGATTTTGATGTTAAAAATATGGCAGAACCAGAAAACATGACAGACCAAGAACGTCTTATGGCTATGCTTCAAGAAGCAGGTGTGTCAACCGAAGGGTTAACTGGTTTAGCATATGCTGCAGCAGGAGGACCTTTGTATAGAGCTAACGGTTTTGGAATTACAAATTTATTAGACTCTGATGGTTTAAAACAATTTGAAGAACTCCAAGCCATGATTGAAAAAATGTCAGGTAGACCTCCTAAACCAGAACCTCGTCCAGATTCAGGTGTTGATTTTACTAAAACTGAACCTATGGATCCGTCATCTCCAGATGCTTTAGAAATAAGTATGGATCAAAACCAATTAAAACCTTCGATTGATAATTTAGAAATATCTCCTGAAATAGGACAAGAACAGAACAACATGCAATTACTCGCTAATTATGCTGATGAAAATCCTGAATTATTTACAGCAGGGATTGGTGCTTTAGGTAAAGTATTAAGTTCGGTTTTTATTGATCCACCTGAACGTAAAGGCAGTATCGTTAGTACGCAAACACTTCCAGGAAATTCAGCACGTAGAAGATCAGCACAAATGAATATACAACCGATTGGTGGTTCTAAAGTTACGTTTGCTAATCAAGGTAAAGCCTTACAAAGACCGATGTTTATGCCTCACGGAGGACAGATGAGAGGTCCAGGAGGTCCTAAAGATGACCTTATACCTGTAATGGCAAGTAACGGTGAATATATGCTTTCTAAAGCCGCAGTTGATGCTGCAGGTGGCGGTAGTCATGCTAAAGGTTTAGCTCGTTTAGACGCGTTTAATAAAATGGGAAATAAAAGATACGGATAATTTATGGCAACTAGAGAAGAACAAGAATATTCGTCACAAGCCCCCGCGGGTTATATAGGCGATTTTTTACAAACAGGTATTTTCCCTTACGCAAAACAATTTTTAACTGACCAGTTTGGTAATATGGGTAGACCTGATAGTAGTCCGTTTACTTATACAGGTCCACGAGTAGCTCAATTTGATCCTAGAGAAAGATATGCAATGGATTTACAAGACGCTGCTATCGGTAGTTATAGACCTTATTTAGGCGAACAAGCGGGATTATTAGGCGAAGCTGCAGATGTTTCTAGAGCAGGAACAGTACGTGGTGCTGACGAAATATCTCAGGGTTTAATGTCTGGTAGAGATCTAACTTCTCAAGCTAATATTACAGGTCAAGGAGCTACACGAGCTTTTGACCCACGTGGTATAGGTAGTTTTTATAATCCTTTTGAAGACGCAGTTGTTCAACAAACACTTACAGATTTAGACCGACAAGGAGCACAACAAGATATGGCTCTTAGAGATAGAGCTGTATCTTCTGGAGCTTTCGGTGGGTCACGTGGTAGGTTAGCTCAAGGTGAATTAGCTAGACAACAAGAACGTGGGGTAGCAGAAGCTATCGCAGGTATACGTTCAGGCGGTTATCAAGATTCAGCTAATAGAGCACAACAAGCATTTGAAGCCCAACAAGGTAGACAAGCACAATTTGCAGGATTACAGGGACAATTAGGTCAAGGAATGTTCGGTATGGGATTACAAGGTGGTCAAGGCTTAGCAGGATTAGGTTCTCAGTTTTCACAAGGTTTTGGTCAACTCGGGCAACAATACGGTAGTATGGCTCCCGCATTACAAGGCTTACAACAAAACGATATTAACCAACAATTAGCATTAGGTGGGTTAGGTAGAGGTAGACAACAATCTCTTATGGATCTCGGTTATCAAAACTTTACAGGTCAATACAACTTACCGATGCAAACATTACAAAACGTTGGTTCGATTACCGCGGCTCTTGGACCGTTGGCAGGTGGTTACGGTTATGCAGGTGCTAATCCAACTACTAACGCAATGTATGCTCCGTCTACAGCGGGGTCAACTTATAACCAAACTAATCCATTTTTTGGTGGGTTAGCTGGTGGGTTAGGTAACTTCTTTTATTACTAATGGCAAACGGAATACCTAGTTTAAATCCTTTTCCTCAGTTTGGCGGACAGCAAAGTCCTGGAGTTACGCCTGTAAAACTAGCTCCTGCGGCTGTTAGATTTCCCACAGCACGTAGACAAGCTCCACGAAGATCAGTAGAGCCAACGACTAAAGAAAAACTAGCACCACTAGCACCTTTTTTAGTCGGTGGTATTATGGATATGTTTCAAGGAAAACCTGAAACATTAACAGACGAACAATATTTACAAAATTTAGGAGCTGATCCTGAAAATATAACCGATGTAGAACAAGCTTCGTTAGACGCATATAAACTATTTGGACCACGAGCAGAAGCTAATACTTTCGGATTAGATGAAATAGCTAATATTGTAGCTAGTTCTCAAATGGGTAGAGGAGCAAAAGATTACGCAAGTACTTATATGGCTATGCGTAAAGCCGACGCTACTAAAAATGCCCAAACAGAAACAACACGAGCCGCTTTTATTAAAAATCAATTAGATAATGGAACTGCTGCATTTTTAAATTTACAAGATTCAGAAGCAGCAAGAACAGGAGTAGTTGATATCCGTCCAGGATTTGTACAAAGCAAAGGACCTAATGCGGGGGTTGCTTTTATAAATGATCCTGAACATCCTGATGCGGATGATAATGGTTTTAGACCTGCAGGACCTAATTGGGTTGATCCTTCTAAATTAGATTCAGGTAAAGGTAGTGCTATAGATATATTTAAAAACCCTAACTATACAGCTTTAACAAAAACTAATGCAGCTTTATCAGCTAGAGATCAAGCAGTTACTAGTATGTTAAACGTATCTAATTCAACAATAGAAATGTTACAAGAAGGTATTAATGATCCAACTAAAGCGGGTACAACAACCGTTGCTGCTTTAGCTAACGTAGCAAATAGTGCTTTAGTTAACTTTGATGTAATAGCAACAGCTGTAGGTGGTGATGCAGGTATCGAAGGTTATTTTAGTACAAGTAACTCAGGTGGTAGTACCATATTAGGAACAGGTGACAATGCTAAAAAATTATATAACGCTATTAAATCGGGGGATGAAGATCGAATTAATCAAGCTACAGCTGATTTTGAAAACGCAACAGGTACTGATATAAGACAAATATTGGGTGAAACCGCTTACGCGAATGTAGCAACTCGTGCAAACTTTTTACAATTAGCTTATATGGCTGCTGCGGCAAACGGTCAAACAGGTAGAACTTTATCGGATAAAGATTTAGCTTACCATTTACAAATCGTTGGTTTTGGAAGTACACAAGATCCTAAAGTATTAAACGATAATTTATTACGTTTCGGAGATCAATTAGTACGGGGATTAGATGCTGAAACACAAGTAGCATTACCTATTAACGGTATGTCTCGGTATAATATGATGGATCCTGAATTTCAATCAGTTGTTTCTATGTATTATAATCCGATGGTTAAACCTGATGCAGAGGGTAAAGATACCGCTCAATGGTTAGATTATAATTCTTATACATATAAACCTTTTTATCAAAGATATGGAAGTATTCCTCAAGTACAACAATGGCAACAACACGAAGCAAAATTCTACGATAGAAAAAATCAAAAAACAGCTGTTCGTCCTGGAGACCCAATAGATCCTAATAAAGAATATAGTTTTGAAATACAAAAAATAAGAGACTTAACTCAGTAAGGTATGGATGTTACACAAGCACAATACGACTCTTTTATTGAGCAAAGGAACGAAGCGGCAAAAGCCTTAGGCACACAAGCTCTTACTAATAACCCCAACGTTACCTACGGACAGGTGCTTTCTCCCCAAGAATTACAATCAGCGGCTATTATCTTTAGTCCTGAACTTAACGCTCGTGCTAATGAAATATTTGATCAAGATATATTAAATCAAATAGAAGCTTCTGTTGATTTCGAAAATCGAGTAAAGCCATATAACAGAGCTCCAATCGAATACGATATGTATGAACGTCATCCTGAATATATGAGGCAAGTAGATTATTTTAATTCACCTGAAGGTCAATCAAGAAGTTTAGATGCTAAAGTTAGGGGTAATTATCCTGATGACTATAGACCATTCGAGCCTCAAGCTCCTTTCGGTATTGAAAAAGCTAAAGAGATTGCTGCATTTGGTTTTGATCCTGCTAAAGAAATAACTTTTGATAACTTTGGCGATCAAGCAGGGTTTAGAACTAAAATAGGTTTAGCTCCACGTAATTTAACAAAAGAAGATATTGAATTTATCGGTAATCAATATGGTTTAGACGGAACTTATCGATATATAAATCCAAGTAAGCCTTCATTAGGGTTAGTTTATAAAGCAAAAGGTTCTGATGAAGAACAGTTAGTAAACACGCCTTATATTACAGCTGAAGATACATACAAATTTTTAATAAACGAAGTTCCTGCGATTGCAGGAGATATTGCTCTTACAGTTTATGGAGCTAAAAAGTTTGAACCTTTGCTAAGAGGAGCAGCTACCAAAGATCCAGGACTTATCCGACGAGCAGGTCAAGTTTTAGGTATTTCAGGTCTGTCAGCAGTTGGTGCGGCAGGTGGAGACTTTTTAAGACTAACTGCAGGACAAGTAGCAGGAGCTCACGATAGAGATTTTATGGATATTTTAAAAGAATCAGGAATGATTGGTTCTTTAGCTTTTGCTGGTACTGCTGCGATTAGTACAGCAGTTAATATTGTTCCTAAAATATGGAGAAATATAACAGGAAAAGATGTTCCGCCTGAGTTTTTCGAAAAAATAGATGATTTGATGAAACAAGCAAGAGCTTCTGAAGGTGGTGTTGTTTCTACGGACGGTGTTTTATACGGTAATGCTGGATCTGTTCAAGAAATACAAGAAGCAATAGTAGAACTAGCTAATCGTACAGGTGCGGAACTTAAAGCATATAACCCTACATTAGCTTCAGCAACAGGGAGTATAGAAGCCGCTGATTTAGAAACTATTTTCTTAAAGAATGCTGACTCACCTGAACTTGCTGCTTTATATCAACAAATTAAAAACGGAAANCAAGANATAATNGATCGTTTTATNGTAGCTTTNAATGANGAANTAGGACCTGATTTAGCAACGTCTGCTGTTACAGGTGCAACAACAAGTCAAAGTATACGTAATTTAGTAGAACAAGATGTTTTAGCTTTTGAAGAAAATTCAAGAGCCGCTGTTACTAATATGCGTAATAATTTAATCGGTGCTGAAGATCCCGCAGTCGCAGGTCAAACATTACTTAAACAAGTAGATGACGCAAAAGCAGGGGAAGGAATGTTTCCTCGTACACGTACACGTTTAAATGAGATAAGAGAAAATTATATAAAACCTTTTAATCAAGCTTGGTCAGACGCGTTAAACAACCCACTGTACACAGACTTAACTACAGGTGCGGGATATACAAGAGCTCCTGCTACAGCTTGGTCTAAATCTACTAAAAAAGGTTCTGATCAATTATTACGTAGTTTAGATTCTAAAGAATCAAAAGATATTTTGATGCAAATGTTAGGCACAGAAGGGGGTGTAGTTTTAAAAAGACTACAAGGATTAGGTAAAGAAGGTTTTGAAAATCCTAATTTTACATTACAAGAATTAAACAATGCTCGTGTAGTTTTAAATGATTTTGCTAGTAACAATCCTAACTTAAAAGGAGCTGTTGGGTTTGCTAGAAATTTAGAACGTGGTATAGAAAAACAGATAAATTCTTTAATAGATGAGGGAGCAAAAGCTCAGATGGAAGCTCAAGGCATAAAAGTAACTAAAAAATCTTTACGTGAATATAAACAAAACACAGGTTACGGAGAAGATTTAAAAGGTGCTTGGTCTAATCAAAAAGAAGCAATTCAATTAAGTAATTCAGAAATATTTAGAAGTTTAAATCAACAACAGCCTGAAAAAGTTGTAGATTTTTTATTAGGTTCGAGTACGTCAGGCAGTAACGTTAATACTCGAGTTGGTCAATTAATGAAAGTTTTACGTGAAGAAGGTTCTGATGAAGTATTAGATATACAAAAAGGTATCGCTACTTATGTTCAACGTAATATTTTAGACCAAGCAGATAAAACACCTTTACAAATCGCTAAAGATTATCGTGAATTTATGAAATTACATAGAGGTACGTTAAAAGAAATATTTGGTGATAATTATAAAATGTTTGACTTTAGTCCTAAACAGTTCGAGAAAAACGTTATTCAACAATTACAAAAGAATGAAGATACGATTCAATTTTTACGTGCGAGGTTTGGTAGTGCGAACAACCCTAACCCCAGTGCGGCAAACGTTGTAGAGTTGTTATTAGAAACAGGTAAAACACAAAAACTTTCAGGACAAGTATTAGAAGATCAAAAATATTTGATGAATTTAATAAAAGATAACCCTGAATTAAAAGAACAAGTTGCGGCAGTTACGAAACGTTATATAAATCAATCAATATTAAAACCTAAACAAGGTGTTGCAGGTGGAGTAGAAGTTGATCCTGTTGCTTTAAATAGATTAATTACAGAAGGATTTGGACCACAAGACGTTACTGGACCTGTATTAACGTTTGATAATTTTATTACACCGTTATTAGGNAAAGAAGGTAAAGAATATATCAAATTATTTAAAACTTTTAACAATTTAGTACAACGAGAAATAGGACCTGCTACTTCATCAGCAGCAGAACAATCTATATTACGAGAAGCTCCTGCTACTAAAATTGAATATATTAAGAAATTTGTTATCCCACCACTTACACAGTTTGGTAGACGAGTTAACGCGGCAGAAAAACGAACTAATGAAGCTAGTCGAAGGTTTATTGGTGAAATGTTATTAGATCCATCATTGTTTAGAATGACTATGAATTACGCAGAAGGTCGAGTAAGAGCACAAAATTTTATAAGATTTTTGACTTCATATGGAACAGTCGCTACACAAGATTTAGCTAATGATTTAGAAGATTATGATACAGAAACAAAAACACAACCGTCCCGTAGGGCAACAACACAAACTGTAGATGATGTTGTAGATAGAGCAGTAGGAGCATTTCAATAATGGCTAGATTTAATAACAATATGTTTCAATTCGAAGATTTCGATATGTCAGGAATTATGAATCCTGAACTTGTTGATGTTATGGAAATGCGTAAAGAAGCGAATCTTGCTAGAGGTAACGCAACAGATCAATACGAAGCAGATGTTGCTGATTTTAAAAATATACAAGCAACTGAAGCTGAACAAGGGATAGCGTCGTTACCTAATGCACCATCTATGCCAAACATACCAACAGTGCCTAATATAGATTATACAAATTTTAATCCAACATTATTTGATATACCTTTTACTCCACCAGATTTTAATTTTGAAGATATAGATTATACAAATATTCCAGATATACCTGTAATACCTAATATACCAACATTCGTTGATAATCCGTATACCGAAGTATTTGATACACCTACACCTGACCCAGACCCTGTACTCAACCTTCCAGATTTAGGTGTTGTTGATTTTTCTGATTTTAATTTTGATATTCCTGAATTAGGTATTGTTAATGTAGATGATACTATTTCTACTACGCCTGTTACTGATGATATAATCGATGTTGATATTCCTACAAATGATTATCCTTTTGTTGACCCTGAAACAGGTGGTGATTTAGTTTTAGTAGTAGGAGATCCTACAAATCCTGGACCAGGAGTCGTAGTTAGAGATCCTGAAACAGGTGAATTACCTCCAGGATTTACAGATGAAGGACCCGTTTACCCTCCAGGAACAACTCCACCAACAAGATATATACCACCTCCTCCACCACCTGCACCTAGATCATATGAAACAGTTATCCCTTACGAACGACCTTTAGATAATGTTAACGCAGGATATACAAGACCGATGGATCCAAGTTTATTTGGTAGTACTCCAGGATTCGAAAATAGTCCTTTTAGACAACAACCAACAGGGATGAAAGGCGGAGGTCGAGTACCTATGGGAAATAATAATATGTTAAATAGTGGGCTATCAAGGTTGCCCTTAAATCAACAAAACGATACACTTACTCAAGTGTTCCAATCAGGCTTTAGACCACGGAGATAAAATGGCAAACGGAATAGAAGACTTAATGAATATACGAACAACAGGTGGTACACAAAACGTTCCCCCTAGACCTCCTATGAACCCTATGCAAGGAGGATTAGCTTCTATGGGAGCAGGACAACCAACAATGCCTCCTGTAGTAGAAGAACAAAGAGCTATGCCTCCGATGGGCGGACAAGAAATGCCTTCTGAACGACCACAAGAACCTATATCCACAGAACAAGACGGAGCAGCATTAGCTCAAGCAGTTGTTGGTAGAGCACAAGGAGATATTGGTGCAGCAGTCGCTATTTTAGATACAGCTAAAGCCATGTTGATGCAAAGCGGTCAAGAAGAACCTATGATGATGGAAGGTGGTGGTGCATTAAAACCAGTTCCCGAAGGTAATAAAGGTTTAGGTAAACTTCCTGAAGATGTTCGAAACAAAATGGGTTATATGAATATGGGCGGACCTTTATATGCTGAAGACGGTATGCCTTTAACAGATGCTGAAACTATGAAACAAATGATAATGAATAGTTTGAGAGAAAATCCTGTATTAAATAGTGAAGGTGCTTATAATATTACAAGTCCTATGGGGCAAAATGTAAGAACAGCTGTATCTCAGTTAAGTAATGATGTTTTAGGTAGAGATGTTTCTGATAACCGTACTACTTCAGGCAGAGGATTATCCGATAAAGATTTACAAAACTATATGAATATGAATAGCGAAACAGGCAGAACTCTTTCTGAGAAAGATTTACAAAACTATATGAATATGAATTCTGATAATCGTACTCAAGAAGCTGCAAATGCTGCTATTGCGTATCAGATGTCTTTACGTTAATCAATCCAGTCTTTCCACTTTTCATCACCTAGCACTTCTTGTGCTAGGTCAAGTTTATTTCTAAGAGCTTTTACGATCTTTTCATCAACCGTGCCTTTAGCAACTAAATCAATATAGGTAACTTTATTTGTTTGACCTATACGATGAGCCCTATCTTCTGATTGTAAACGTTTTTCTAAATCGTAATTATTAGAATAATAAATCACGGTACTTGCTTCGGTCAGCGTAATACCATAACCACCTGTTTGTACATTACTAATTAAATACGTAAGGGGTGAATCAGGATCTTGAAATGATTTAATTATTTGTTGTCTATCTTCATCTAACGTTTCACCGTAGTAAGTTGCTACTGCTTCTGTACCCACGGTATCTTGTAATGTTTTTAAGATACGTTTGATATCGTATTGATAATTAGCCCATATAATAACTTTACCTTGAGTTTCTGCTAATACATCTAATAAACTATCTAAACGATTGCTTTTAATTTCTACTTCATCACCTTGATCGTGTTTAACAAAACCACAAACAACTTGGTGTAGCCTAAGAATCTGTGTTAGAACAGAAGTAACACTTACTAATTCACTAGATTCTAATTGTGCGATAGCATAATCTTTTAATTGTTTATAAACTTTCTTTTGTTCAGGGGTTAGTTCAACTTCTCTGCGTTGATATACTTTATCGGGCAAGTCTAAACATTCTTTCTTTAGCACTCTGTAAGAGAACTCATTTACATTTTCTGTAAGTTCTTCTAAGTTTTGATAACCGACCACCTGTCTAAAAGTTCGTTGTCCCATACTTCTATTAATAACTTTTGCATACCTGTTTTGAAATGAATAGAACGATGAGTAACCTAATAACTGTGTAGATAAGAATGCACTTTGGCTATATAAATCTAACGGTGATTGAGTTACGGGAAAGCCTGTAAGGATTCTACGATACTTTGTATTAAGAGCTAACTTTAATAAATTCTTAGTTCGTTGTGCTTTAGGGTTCTTAATAGTCGTAGATTCATCGACCGCGATCAGTGCATTGTGAGCTAATATAAACTTCTCAACAAAAGCTACGCCTTTCTTCGTGCTAAAAGCTTCGACATTAATAATTAATATTTTAAGTTCAGGCGAAACTTCGAACAACTTCATTAGTTCTGCTTTTTGTTTTACCGTAGGTGCGGGATTCCATACACCAACTTCTCGTTCTACGTGGTCAGGCATATGAGCAGGTATTTCTTTTCCAGACCAGTTCCGATAGACTCCTTTGGGTGCTACGATGATAGCCGCGTTTATCCCACCTTTATCATATAAAAGTGCGATATTGTCTATAAGTACTTTAGATTTACCTGTACCCATTTCCATAAAATAAGCATATTCACGCTTATTCCATGATCTTTTTAATGCCTCAAGCTGATGCTCATAAGGCTTGGTTTTAAACTTATACTGCATATTCTTTCTAATTTCTAGTTCCCATTATATATTACAATTTACTTATAAAAAGCCCCAAACTAAANANTTTTCTCATGCCCTCTAATAGAATTAGTAGTTTCTAATAGATTGAATCGTACAATCTAATAGACTGTAACACTCTTAAACANTGGNTTTGTTNNAAAATCTATTAGATTATTACCGATATTAGTAGTTTTCNAAAAGTTTTTNNNATAAACTTTTTTATTCTTAAAACTACTATATAACTAATAGCTTTACTTTGTCGGTATTGCTAGATATTATTTAAGTTCTAGAAATAAGAAAGGAGAAAAAAAGTGACAGTATATGTCGTACAAGAGATTCCAGGACGTAACATTGCCTCGGCTAGAAGCTATGGTGATTTTCAAGTTCTGTTACCCTCTAACACACAAATTATGTTAAGTGCTGCTCCCTCTGTTCGTAGGATGAAAAAACTCTTACAGGACTTCAAAGAAGGAGATTACTTATTATTAATAGGCGATCCTGCCGCCATTGGCGTAGCGTGTTCTATCGCTGCATTTTATAACCGAGGTAGATATAGTATATTAAAGTGGGATCGACAGGAAAGTTTATACTATCCTGTTGATATCGATCTACATCAGAAAGGAGAAATAGATGAATAAACCAACTTTTGAGGACTTAGTCGGTACGGAATCCGTTGAAGAATGGACGAATGAAGTATCTGACGGAGAACTTAATATTGTTTCTAACTTAGCTAAGAAACAACTTCAACTAGCTGGGCAAGTAGCCACGTTAGAAGAAGATCTCAAAGCTAAGAAAGAAGAACTTCGTTTAACTTCGGAGCAAGAACTACCTGATGCGATGCAATCCGCAGGTCTTAATCAAATAGTACTTAGTACTGGAGAGAAAATCTCTATTAATGAGTTCTATAACGCTCACATATCGAAGGCAAACCAAGAAGTAGCATATCAGTGGTTAGTAGAAAACGGTCACGAAGGACTTATAAAGAACGAGGTTCTTTTAAAGTTCGGACGTGAGGAAAGCACAGTCGTAGACGAAACTGTTTCGGCTCTGCAATCTAGAGGTCTATCACCAGAAGTGCGACAGAGTGTTCATCCGAGTACATTAAAAGCTTTTGTAAAAGAGCAGTTTACTTCGGGTAACGATATACCAACCGAACCATTTGGTATCTATATAGGTACTAAAGCAACCATTAAAAAGGATTAATTATGACAGATAAAAAAGATATAGCTGAAACATCTAATACCGCTATCAGCACTTTTGACGATACTTTATTGTCAGGCGGTACAGGACTAGAAGAAACAACTACAGAGGATTTTGCGATNCCCTTTATAAGAGTTCTTCAACCCATGTCACCACAACTACAAAAACAACACGGTAGTTATGTACAAGGTGCGAGTGCAGGTGATCTGTACAACACCGTAACAGGTGAAGCCCACGACGGAGAAAAAGGAATATTAATTGTTCCGTGTGCTTATAACAAAAAGTACATCGAATGGATTCCTAGAGAGAAAGGTGGTGGTTTAATAAACGCTAACCATGACATTTCTATCTTATCTAAATGTACTAAAGATCCTGAAACTAGACGGTCATATACGCCAGACGGTAACGAGATTGTTGAAACTGCACAGTTTTTCGTTTTAGTATTAGAGGGGGGTGCTCCACAACAAGCGGTAGTAACGTTTACTTCTACACAATTAGGTGTAGCTAGAAAATGGTTAACTATGTTAAGAATGGCTAGAGTAGAAAATAGTAAAGGTGAGTCTGTAGAAGCACCAATGTTTGCTTATACTTATAGACTTTCTACAACTACTCAGTCTAACGATAAAGGTAGTTGGAACGGATATTCTGTTAACCAAGAAGGTGCTACAGAGATGCCTATTGCGATGATGGCTAAAGACTTTATGTCTGCGGCTAGATCAGGAGACGTTCAAGTTAAAGAGGAACATCAAAGAGATGACGTAAAAGATACTACGTTTGACGACGCAATCTAACAAGGAGGGGTTTTATGTCGTTAGCAGAGAAATTTGCTACACGCTATGCTGGATTGCGGAAAGCTTACGGTACGTTTACCGCAAGTGATGAAACTCGAGANGATGGCAAGGCAAGTGGTAAAAACATCACCATATCTAAGGAGTTATCTGATACAGATCTTCTGAANNTNTGGGATGACCACTTGTCGGGTCGTCAAAGCGTAGGGATTGTAGCGATAGATGAAAACAATAGCTGTGTATGGGGAGCGATCGATGTTGATGAGTATCAACTAGATTTAAAAGACCTCTCTAAGAAATTAGCTAAACAAGAATTACCTCTAATACTTTGTCGAAGTAAAAGCGGAGGAGCACATATTTATATCTTCCTACAAGAACCTGTTGCGGCTTCGATGCTACAACGAAAACTTAGACAACTAGCCGCGGCAATCGGCTACGGTCAAGCAGAGATATTTCCTAAACAAACACAACTATTATTAGAACGTGGTGATAGAGGTAGCACGTTAAATATGCCTTACTTCGGAGGAGAGAACTCAACACGTTATGCTTACGGTAGAGACGGTGGAGCGTTAACTCCAGAAGAGTTTCTTAACTTCGCATCTGAATTATCCTTAACACCAAGTGCTTTAGAAAAATTAGAAGCTAGTCCATTAAATGATTCTATTGATTGGTTAGATCAAGCACCTCCGTGTATACAACATTTAATTGTACAGGGGTTTCCTAAAGGTACACGTAATTCAGGATTGTTTAACGTAGGTGTGTTCCTTAGAAAGAAATTTCCAGACGATTGGGAAAAACGGTTAGAGGATGTTAACATCACTCATATGCAACCTCCACTAGGAGCACAAGAAGTGTTGACCATAGGTAAGCAAGTGCAACGTAAAGATTATTTTTATAAATGTAATGATCAGCCAATAGCTAGTCATTGTAATAGTCCACTATGTCGAACACGTAAATATGGGATTGGTGCTAATGGAGGTACACCGTTATTCAGTAATTTAACTAAACAAGATAGTGAACCACCGATTTGGTTCCTGGATGTGGAAGGTGGCAGGTTAGAATTAGAGACCGATGACTTATTAAATCAAAATAGATTTCAGAGAAAGTGTATGGATGCTCTAAATAAGATACCTCAGAAGGTTAAGGAAAACGTCTGGAGACAAATCATCCAGCAGCTCTTAGATGCGTTAACCGTGGTCGAAGTTCCTAAAGAAAGTTCCACAGAAGGGCACTTTTTAGAACTATTAGAGAATTTTTGTACAGAACGACCTGCGAGAGAACGTGATGAGCTTTTATTACATAAACCATGGACCGATAATGGTAAAACCTATTTCCGACTTGGTGATTTAATGGAATATTTACATAGACATAACTTCAAAGATTATCAAAGAAACAATTTAACATCTAAACTAAAACAACTACATGGAGAACCACACTTTTTTAATATCAAAGGTCGAGGAGTAAACGTTTGGTATATAGAAGAATTTAAAGCTCAAGACGAACCACATGATTTACCAGACTTTAACGATAATTTATTATGATTAAACATATCAAACATATATTTGCAGAGTTTGAGCACGGAATAGATAAGTGGGATGATCCTCGTGAACGTATGTTNGAAGGTACGATGGTTAAAGGTCGACCGACTCGTGGGTTTGGTGACTCAACTTTTAACTATGCGGGTAAGTTATATGAACCTGAACCATGGACTCATAAAATGCAATTAATCAAGGTTGCGGCAGAAGATGTAGCTTCCAGAGTTTTCGATAAAGAAATCAAATTTACTTTTTGTTTATGTGGTTTTTATCCTGATGATAAAGGTATACCACACCACAGTGATACTGTACCGACTCTTGATGACGTGGTTGTTTCTTTAAGTTTTGGTGCACCTAGAGTTTTTGCTTGGAGAACTTATCAAAATAATATAAAACGACATACAAATACCAGTGATGTAGATTTTAAGGAAAATTTTATAAAAGATGAGAAGTTATATCTGTTAGAGCATGGTGATGTCATTATGTTTGATGGATACTCACAGATGAAAGCTACTCATGCTGTTCCTGATTTAGTAGGAGCTGAAGAAAGAGTTAATTTAACTTTTAGAAGTGGTTTATGACCTTACCTAGCCATACGCAAGTGATCCTTGGACCTCCAGGAACAGGGAAAACTAGCACACTCCTTGGCTTAATCGAAGACGAACTAGAAAACGGTACTGAACCTGAACGTATTGGTTTCTTCACGTTTACTAAAAAAGCAGTAAATGAAGGTAAAGAAAGAGCCATGAATCGTTTTAGTATTACTAATAAACAACTGCCATTTTTCCGTACTCTACATTCATTAGCTTTTAGACAACTAGGACTTACTAGAGAAAGCGTAGTAAGTAATTCAGACATCTCAGACCTAAACGAAAAACTTAATTTAAAACTCACAGGTAGAACAACTTCCGATGATGGTCATTTATTCGGTATGACTCATGATGATCGTCTAGCCTTTATAGAAAACTTAGCTAGGATGAGAGACGTACCACTAAAAGAACAATGGCACGAGGTTGAAGATGCGGTTGGTTGGTTTGAGTTAGAACGTTTTGCTCGAGGATTGAAGTTATTTAAAGAAGATCGATTGCTTGTTGATTATACAGATATGTTACAAAACTTTTTAGTTGATGGTGATGTACCTGTATTAGACGTTATGTTTGTAGATGAAGCACAAGACCTTTCTCCTTTGCAGTGGGCGGTGGTGCGTAAGTTAGCAGAAAAAGCCAAAAAGATATACGTAGCAGGGGATGACGACCAAGCGATCTATCGTTGGGCGGGAGCGGATGTTGAGTATTTGATAAAAAATTCTACCGACGCTATGATACTAAAACAATCTTATCGAGTACCGTCTTCTGTACATAAAGTTGCTAGTCGATGTATAGGTCAAGTAGGTTCGCGTATTTATAAAGAATGGAAACCTAGAACAGATGAAGGTTTGGTACGTTGGGAAGCTACGATAGAACAGGTAAACATGGATCAAGGTGAGTGGTTAGTGTTAGCTAGAACAAATTATTTATTAGAAAGCGTTGATGAGTATTGTAGAAACGAGGGATGGTTTTTCGAAGTTAAAGGTCGACCATCTATTTCAGAGGCAAAAGTTAGAGCAGTTATTTATTGGGAACGATTACGTAAAGGTCAAACAGTAACCTTGGCTGAGTGTGCAAACATTCTAAAATATATCAAAGTTAAAACACCTAAAAAACTTGATTTATTAGACACTGATTTAGTTTTACAGTACGAAGATCTTAAAAGTCATCTTCCAGACTTGCCTGATGGTCATTGGTACGATGTTTTCACTTTATTAAGTCCTAAAGATATTAGTTACATACGAGCCATGCTACGTAGAGGAGAAAAGATTACTAAACAACCACGTATCAGACTATCTACAATCCATGCGGCTAAAGGTGGAGAAGCTACCAACGTTGTATTACTTACGGATATAACTACAAGAGTTTATAAAAATTACCAACAAAACCCTGATGAGGAAAATAGAGTATTCTATGTGGGTATTACAAGAACAAAAGAAAACCTGTATTTGATAGAGCCTAAAACAACACGCTGCTATCAAATGTGAAAGTGCTTTACTTTGCACATAAAAGTAAAGTATAAAGGTACTTATATTTATGTTTAAAGAAAGGAGAAAATTATGAACATATTCTATTTTAACGAAGATCCTGTGATTGCGGCTAAGTCGCAACCAGATAAAATGCTAGTGAAGATGCCATTAGAAACCGCACAGATGCTCTGTACAGCTCACCGTTTATTAGACGGAGACGAATATGCAGATAG